CTATCCGACCTGCAGCCTGACAGGCAATCCGGGTCCGTAAGCCGCAGATATCTGCGAAACCGACACCTCATAAGACCCTGTAACAGTATCCGTGGCCTTCATGGATGACGTATAGTGCCAATCCGGCTGGGCAACGACCTCTTCGCGGATCAGGCTACCATTCTGCCGGACCTGAACAAGGTAGGCTTCGGTTTCTTCATTCAACGGCACATCCAGCCCGGACCAGTCATCGCCATCCAGACGTGTCCGCCGCACCCATGAGAACACGTCCCTCGAGCTGGATTGCTGCACGCGAAGATGAGAGGGGGCATAGGGCCGCAAACCATTGCCTTCAAAGGCCTCGACCAGATGCTCGTAAGAGGGATCTTCATACCCTCTGGTTGCAGGGCCAATGCGATAATGTTTGGTCAGGCCACGTTCCGACCGCAACAACCCTGTCTGGAAGACACGTTCGTCCAACAACACGAACATTGATCCTTCGGGCCAGAGATCGGGCATGATTGCATCTGTCCCCAGCTGACCGCGCAGCCGCCCGGATAGGGTATAGACACCTTCCTCTTGCAGAGCAGCATCCGCGAACTGGAACACCTCCCAATTGCCGGGCGTTCCGTCGCCAATCGCTGCAAGATTTGCGCCGTTTAACAAGGCAGACCGTGGACGGGACTCCAGGACGCCATCTACCAGATTGACCTGCAAGGCATCGCCCTCGTCCCAAAGTCCGGCACTGGCCCTTCGCATCGGGCTTTCGGTGAAGCCTATTATGGCCTGCCCTGTAATCACCTGATGCAACGCGTAATCCTCATCGCTTGATGCGGCATACACCGCAACGCTTCCTGGCCAAGGGTCTGCTGCAACCGCAAGATATGGCGCATGCGGCACTTCGGAACCGGGGATCTGAGGCAGGTCCAAGAATACCGGCAGCACCGGCACCGGAGCGACAAATGGCTTCGCTGTAACTTCATCAGCGGGGGCATCTGGCGGTGTGTAAACGCCGGGTTCGATCCTGACAGCCTCGGCCAGTTGCATTTCGGCCTGTTCAAGCCTGTCAATGCGATAGCGCGCGTCCTGCCCACCACTGACCAGCCGCACAACATCCCCTGCCCCGACATTCAAATGCGAAGGCGGTAATGCAAACCTGGCCGTTTCACGCGAGACACGCGCCTCACTCAGCCAGCGTTCCACCGTTTGACGCCCCTCGGCCCGCGTCATGGACAACGGCATCTCATTTACCGATACCGAATGGGTTTCATCATCAGGCAACACAGCCTCTTCCGAGGATATTTCATGGTCAGCATCAGACTGAACAAAGCGCAGCCTGACACGGCCAGATATTTCCGCCTCAGCCTCGCGACGATATTCCACGTGTCCGTCAATGTCCGAAGTGATGGCCAACTGCTCTTCATTCAGGGTCAGGGCACGTGCGCCATCCCGCATCTGAAAGATCAGCTTTCCTTCGCGTTCAAGCGCATCGAAACCATACCGCAGCATGAGCGGTTGCAATGCCGAACGGGCATCCGAAACCTGTTCAACCGCATAGCCCTGAACGGTACCGTAAAGACCCGAGACATCAATCTCGGTAACGCCGGCTGCATGGCAAAGTTCGGTCACAACAGAGGCCAGCGTTCGTGAGCCGGAACGCCCATTAAGCCAATGGCCGCGGGCATAGTTTGCCCCATCGCTCCATTGGCTGCGCAGGTTTGGAAAGGTCGGATAGGGCCGCGCATCCCACGCCCAGACATAGGCATTGGACACGTCCACCATCGGGCCACCATAGCTGGATGAAACTGGATTGATATCTGCGTCCGACCAATAGCCAAGGACCGCCCTGAGGTATTGCGCCTGCAGAAAGTCGTCCCGAAACCCGTTTGAATATTTCGGCAACCCGGATTCTGAAGATTTAGGATCCAGAAACTTGTTGGGCTGATTGGTGCCTTTGTCTACTGCCGCACAACCGAGCTCAGTGAACCAGATTGGCTTGGACTCTGGCAACCAAAGAGTCGGGTTATCGCTGCGCACACCATTGATTCGCTCGTGATGCGGTTGTGACCACCAGTTGCGAACGTCCTTATAACGCCAGATCCACGGCTCGTTATGGGTGCCGTCTTCGATCGGTGTGCGGATTTGTGCCGCCTCTTCTTCGGGCGAGGCATAATACCAGTCATAGCCTTCGCCACCTTCGATGTTCCCAAGCAGATAGGAAAGATCGTAGATGGATTTTGCGCCGGCATCCGCATCCACGTGATCTTCACCGTCCCGCCAGTCGGACAGAGGCATGTAGTTGTCGATACCGACGAAATCTATGTTGTCATCCGCCCAAAGCGGATCGAGGTGGAAGTAGCGATCCCCACTGCCATCATTTGGCTGGTAGCCGAAATACTCGCTCCAGTCCGCCGCATAACCGATCTTTGTGTCTGGCCCCAGAATACTACGCACTTGCCCTGCCAAAACGCGCAGCTGCTCAACGGCCGGAAATCCGTTTAGGCCACGAATCTGGGTAAGACCACGCATTTCCGAACTGATACAGAAGGAGTCCACCCCACCTGCCGCCTTACACAAGGCAGCGTAGTGAAGAATAAATCGGCACAACCCCCATTCCTGCGGGCCAGAATAGGAAACCGTGCCGTTTCCGATAACAAAATCATCCGCTCGCGCCTGACCAAAGAAATCGGACACCTGAACATCGGCCTCAGCCATCTGGTCCGGAGACCCGTCCCGCCCAGGCGCAACGCTCAGGGTGATGCGACCGCGCCAGGGAAGGTGGGGCTGATCGCTGGCGTCTGACCACGGATCGGGCAATCCGTTTCCACCGATCTGATCCATCAGGATAAACGGGTAGAACATGACCCGCTTCCCCTCTTGCTTAAGGTGTTGGATCGCTTGAATGACCGATGCGTCCGCTGGTGTCGCGCCATAGACGGGCTCGTTATTTTCCTGACGAACGATCTGGGCGGTTGCCCTTGTCAGCCCCGCGACACCCCAGGACATATTTTTGCCTTCGATACCATTTTGCAGAACCTTTGGTTGTATCTTGCATTGACCGCATCGCAGATCACTTCCGAACCAGGACACAACCAAAGAGGCGGCTTCACAGCCCGGAAGTTCACTTTTCAAGGCTTGTGTGGACGTCACGAGATCAGGCAAACCAGAGGTTGAATTCACATTGGCCGCCCAACTGCGGCCGCGGCCTTTTGTGTAATTCACCTGCTGGGACGCCAGTGCATATTCACCGGTCCCAGGCATTAGCGCCACGCCTCGTACAATACGTGACAAGGAATTTTCGGTATCAGGCAAACCAGGCTGCTCTTGCCGCACGACCTCGAACGAGAACTGCGGGACGCGGTTTCCAAAAGCGCCCAGCTTCAAATCTTCGATCACAATATAGGCGGTGCCACGATAGGCCGGGACATTTCCACTACCTTCGATTGCTTCGATCAACGGATCGGGCAGCTGATCGTCGGTGCCAGGATAGACGCGCATATTCAAACTGCTGCGCTCAATCTCTTCGCCATCTGCCCAGACACGCGGCACGTCAGATATTTGCCCCGCGCCCAACGCGACCGCTAATGAAACTGAATAGCTGTAGCTGTTGGTGGTCGTTGTAACCTCGGGCTGCTTGGGGGATCCCTTGCCACCCCCAACCGATTGCGTGGTAGAGCTGGTGCTGCGGGCTTCCAGAAAATCCGAAGCCCAGATAACCTGCCCCCCGACACGCATCCGACCAAAGATGTTGGCGACAGCGGCGCCCTCGCCCGTCTGAGTAAGGCGAAAACGGTCCAATCGGCCCGTTTCTACAACTTCGCTGCCGCTGCCCATGACCGACTGGCTCATCAAACGCTGGTCGATGACACGCCCAAGAGTGGCACCAATGGCACGGCCGATAACTGCCGTGGACAGCCCCGCAACCGTCCCGCCAATGGCCCCGCCAACAGCGGCACCCGCCGCAGACAGTAATATCGTCGCCATCTAGATATCCTCCGTGGGGAACTCAAAACAAGAAACAACCCGCCGTCGCCACGGGTCGCTCAGGGCGCTTTCAACAACGCCATGTCCGGAATAAGCGTGAATGAACCGAGGGATGTCTCGACAGGTGCTGACAATCCCCAAATGCTTGGCAACGCCACTTTCCCGCATACGAAACAGCAACACGTCTCCGACAGAAAACCATGCCGGGTCTTTCTCGATAAGATGGCGGCGTGCTGCGGCCCACATACGCTCTTCGCCCTGTGGTTCAGACCAATCCATGCTATAGATCGGGACGGCCTCAGGTTCGTGCCCAAGCACCGCCCGCCATACGCCGCGCAGCAGGCCCAGACAGTCTGTTCCGACCCCTTTGACAGAAGCTTGATGAACATAGGGGGTACCAAGCCAGCTTCGGGCCTCATCAACAATGCTTTGCTTTATCGGGGTCATCGTCTGCTGCCTCCGCGGTTCGCCCCGTTGTTCTTGGGAACGGCCATCACCCAATCTTCGGAAGGCAGGTCAGGAAAGCCTTGGAAATTATTGATATTATTGAACTTCACACGACAGGTCGTCATGCGCTTGTCACAACCCGCGGTCAGCCTTACCTTGTCGCCCTCGGCCAATCCTCCGCTGATTGCAGACCACAGAACGATCGAACGGCCATCGTCAGTCTTTTGGTCCTTCTTGACCGCCCCCCACAGCCCAGCCGCGCGGCCTGTCAGCACATCGAGCCGCCCACGTTCGAACCATGCCTCAAGGTGAGTTTCCGCCCCTCGCAGCTGCAAAATACTGCCACCCGTCAAACCGACGATCTCAGCTTCGGCCGAGTATCCCGGGGCATCGGTGTTGAACCCGCACGCCTTGTCGCCCAACACGGCTGTGCAGGGCTTTTGGTAAATCCGGCCCAAAGGTCGGTTCAACTTATCTGTCAGGCCCCGCAGTTCGGCATGAAAAGCCCCACCTGCCCGTCGCAATTCACCGATTGATCCGCGGAACTGCAACATTCGCTGCGATGGATCGGCCCAGTTCACAAGCCATGCCCGCACCTCGGCCCCGTCGAAGCGACCGGATTCGATATCCTCTTCGGTTACTGCGACATCCGATAACGCACCCATTGCTTCCGAGTTATCAATGGACAGCCCCGTTGCCTGCTCGATCGCGGCCGCCGTCAGACCCGAACTTGCATTGAAGTCCAGGCCTTCAAAGCTCAGCTTCAGGTCATGGTCGGTAAAGCCAAACTGAACACCGTCTGTGCGCGTAATCGCCCAACACCGACAGGTCGTTGTCAGACCGCTCTGCAGATGGGCCTGCAGTGCCTGTTTGTCACCAGCCATCAGACACGCACCTCGACCACTGGCACGTTCGGAACGTCCCCTGCCTGAAAACTCGCGACACTTGTCTGGATCTTGTCGGTGTCAAACCTCACTGGCACATCGAATTCAAAGCCGGCGGTGATATCAACCCGTTCAGGCGGAGGCGAATAGAACGTGACCAACCCCGAGTTCAGATCCACCTCGAAGTCGACACCTTCACGCATCTCATCCTGCTCGACGCCCACGCGGACGGTTCCCAATACGGGTTTGACGACCGGCCTTACATAACTGAATCCACCCGAGGAATAGGTCTTTACCAACTGGAATTCTGTCGCTACGCCATCACCTTGCGCAATGATCTGGTCGCCTTGGGCAACTTCGCCCGTAGCCGCACCAGATTTAAAATCGGACCAGTCTTTCCAGCGAAATCCAAACATCTGTCCCTGCCTCGCCTCGAAGAACGAGATCAACGTTTCGATGTCATCCAAGGATCGCATACCCAGACCGGCATCATAGCGACGCCGCGAATGCGCCCAGGGGGTATTGCGCTCTTCGAACCCGTTCGCCAGCGTCACAATATCCGTGCGCCTCTCGGGCCCACCGACCGAACCAAAACTCAGGCTGGCCGGAAATCTCACCTCGTGGAAATTCATGGTCTGCTCCCTGATCTACTTATTGCGATTGCCACGGCCCAGCGCGCGGCTCATCTGGGCCGCGATCTGGCTTTGGCTTCGACGGAAACCTTGCACGTCCGGGGTCGTGATGTTCATCACCACGTTCACCGCAGAGCCGCCGCCAGACATGCGCACGCCCAACTTCCCATCGGTACCGCGGGCCAGCGGCATGATGGCCTCGGGGCCAGCCTCGCCCATCAGCCCGGTGCCGCCACGCATTGGAAACGTGGTTGGACCGCTGATCACTCCACCGTTGGCAAAGGGCATCACCCGTCCTTGGCTGAAGCTGCCGCCGTCAGCAAAAGGAAGAATGCCCTTCACAAAACCTCCGATCCCATTGGCTAGAAGGCCGCCGAAATGATCCGTGACCGGTTTGATCGCAGCAGAATAAGCGGTGCGGATCATCGAGTTCTTCAAAACGTCCAGCGCATCGGACAGGTTCATTCCGTCCATCACGACTCCATCGAACGCCCGTCGCAGGCCACCGGACATGCCACGCTCCAGCGTTGCAACATCCTTGCCCGTTTCCTCAAAGGCTGCTTTGATGCGCTTCATCTGCCCATCAAATGCCGCGGCCATCGACGCCGCATCACCCAACGAGTCGCCAAGCGCCTCGCCCCGCTCCTGCAGGTCTTCCAACCCGTTACGATCCGTCATCACGCTCTCCTATTGTCTTGTCCGGATAGGCCGTCAGCAACGCATCCAAACCCATTCTGTTCATCGAAGGCATGCCCGCGCCATGCCCCAGCATCAGCCGCAACTCGGCCGGGGTAAGGCTCCAGAATTGATCCGGTGTCAGGCGTAGGCTGAGGTATCCGGCCCGCATCAATGCGGGCCAGTCGAACCCGCTCATGCCTGCCCCGGCACCATGAAGGCCCTTGCCAACAACTCGGCCGCAGCACACGCGCCGTGCATTGGCCCGCCCTCAATCTCGGCACTCAGCAGATCGGCGCGGGTGACATTGGCCCCGCCCCCCCGCAGCCCGGCGACGATAAGCGCCAGAACATCACCGCTGGAATAGGCGCCGCCTTCGAACCTTTGCACCAGTTCAACCAGTGTCCCTGTGCCCAATTCCCGTTCCAGTTCCGCCAAAGCGCCCAAGGTCAGCTTCAGAACCCGTTGCTCTCCATCGATGGTCAGTGCCACCTCTCCTGTCCACGGATTGGCCATCGTTACAGCGCCGTAAAGGTCAGAGCACCGGCGCTTGCCATGCTCATTTCATAGGTCGCTTCGCCATTGTGAGAGCCCGCATATTCGATGCCGGTCACCTGGAACGCACCCTCAACAATCCCGAAATCCGGGATGATGATCTGGAAACCCGGTGTCTCACCGTCAAAGAACAGCTGTCGCGCGCGTTCATCCGTTCCCGCGTCCTTGAATACGCCCGAGCCCGAAATCGAGGCCGACTTGACCCCCGCGCCAGACAAAAGCTCGCGCCAGCCACCCTGGCTTTCCAGGCTGGTCACATCGACACTTTCCGCGTTGAAACTGACCCGCGTGGCACGCAGCCCCGCAATGGTCTCGAACAGGCCTGAGCCGTTCATATCCACTTTGACCAACAGGTCTTTTCCGTTCTGGGCAGCCATTTGCTCTCTCCGTTGATTGCTTAATCGTCTTCCACGCGGGCGCGGAATTTCAGGTCGATCTGGCGGATCGCGCCGCCCGTTCCGGTCCGACGGGCCGAGGCACGTTCGAACCACAGCCCGACCAATCGGCCTCGATCCAGGGTCAGCCCCGCACTGTCCAGGGCGTCACAAACCGCCCCCGCCAACGTTTTTGCTGCACCGAACCCGGCAGCTTCGGACACGACGGACACCGTGAACCGATGCACCGCACCGGTCCCCGACCGGTCCGAGGCATCGCGCACCTCTTCCGGGCCCAGCGTCACATAGGTTTGCGGAACTGAACCCGCTGGAACGGCGTCATAGATCGCTCCACCTGAAAGAGTGCTGATCTGTGTGTCTTCCGACAATTTCTGGTAAATTGCCGCCTGCAACGCGGCTGAAACACCATAGCTCATACCGCCACCTCCTCATCCGCAAAGCAGATCAAGTACTGGCCGCGCAGGTCCCGCTCGGCGACGGCGCGGATAACGAAACGGCGTGTGCCTTCCGCAAACCGCTGATCCGGCGAGGGGCGCATGGTCGATCCTTCGGGTGCGCCACGAACCACAATCCGGTAGCCGACACGCGAAACCGGCAACCCTGCAACATTTCGCTCTGACCCGCTGCGCGCAGTGACTTCGGCCCAAACCGAGCCCAAGGCGACCCATGTTTCCAGATACCCACCGGCGCCATCAGCGGTGCGCACGGAGGATTCAAGCAACAGTTTTCTATTCAGCCGGGGCGCCTTCATTGGGCCACCCCTGCACCAAAACGAACCACACGATAGCGTTGGATCAGGCTGGTCACGCCAAAGGGCATACAGCCGGCACCCAACGTGGTCTCATCCCGGTATTCATAGTAATGCGCGGCCAACAGCAGAACCGCCTGCCCAAGATCTGCCGGCAAGCTTGACCATTCCCCGACAATACCGGCGATAAACGCGATCTTCACGGATCCGCCGGTCGAAATAGCGGGCAAGACAGCCCCGGCAGGGCGTATCCGCGGGCGCTGGCTATCGAGATCCAATCTGTATCTGTCAGACGAAACGGCGGTTTCAGTACCCGCTGCATCCGTCAAACTGACCGTATTGATGGTCGAGACCGGCGCCACAGGCAGCACTTCGCCCGCAGGGTCACGCCAACTGTTAAGGCTCCAGGAAAACTCACGCGTGATAAGTACCTTCCCGGTAAGCGCCTCAATCGCAGCAATCGCCGCCCTTAAGAAGCCCTTGAGCACTTCATCCTGCACGCCGGCACCAGTAAAGCCTGTTCCCAGCCTCAAATGCGCCTTGAACTGATCCACCGGCAGCGCCGCATCCGCGATGGCGGTTTCTTCGATCAACATCATCCATTCACTCCGCAATCTCGGACCCCTCCGGGGCCGTAACTTCAGGAATTGACGGGCACGCGCCGCCCCACGTTGCTCGGACGGAGGGGAGCAGCTAGACAACGCAGGGGTCTCACCCCGACCCGTGCCCGCCGCCCCGAGGGGCGAAGGCCCCCCGGGATTCAGCCCGCTTTAGGCGGTGCCGAATTTCACGAGTTTGATCGCAGCAAAGTCGCTGACATCGCCGCCGACGCGCTTGGTCGCATAGAACAGAACATGCGGTTTGGCGCTGAAGGGATCGCGCAATACGCGCAGGTCCGGACGCTCGGCGATGGTATAGCCCGCCTGGAAGTCACCGAAAGCAATCGAAAAGCTGTCGGTTCCCGCATCCGGCATATCTTCGGCGATCAGCACCGGATACCCCATCAGACGTGCCGGCTCACCCGCAGCCAGACCGTCCGACCACAAGAAGCGGCCATCGCTGTCTTTCAGCTTGCGGATCAGACCAGCAGTTTTCGAGTTCATCACGAAGGTCCCGTTGACCCGGTACTGCGCACCCAGCGCATAAACCACGTCCACAATGGCATCCGCCTCGACACCGCCATCGATGCCGGTGGGGATATAACCAATGTTACCCCAATCCCAGACATCGTTGTCGACCTTGGCGTGGTTCAGAATACCCTTGGGTTTGTCCGCACCGTCGCCGTTGATAAAGGCCGAGGCCTCGGCGCGTGCAAACTTGTCCGCGATACGGCCGGCCAGCCAACCCTCGACATCGAACGCGCTGTCATCCAGCAGTCGCTGCGAGGCTTTGGGCAGTGCGCTCAACTCGTGCAGCGGGATCGAGATTCGGTCAATCGACGGGGTGCTGGTTTCGCTCGCCGCAGCATTTTCATCTGCCCAGCCCGCACCGACATCCGTGTGGTCGATCAAAACATCGAACGAGTTCGCCTCGACATTTACGATCGAAGCAATCGAGCGGATAGAGGCCGTAGATTTCAGCACCGATTTGATGATCTCGGCGGTTTGCGGGTCAATCAGGTACCCACCGTCACTGTTCACAGCGCTCGAGAGGGATTTCACCTCCATCTCAAGACCACGCAGGCCGTCATCCTCACCCGAACGCACATAGGCATCAAAGGCCTTCTGATGCGGTGCGCCGTCCTCGATTGAGGCCGCAAGATGCGGGCGTGCCGCGATGGTTGATTTACGATCCAGCATGGTCAGTCGCTCTTCTGTCTGTTGCAATTTTGTCTTAACTTCAGCCTTGAGGCCCTTGAATTCGTTCACGAAGCCAGTCATCGCCTGCTTCACCTCCTGAACCAGGGGCACACCCTCTCCGGTCAAGGCCGGGGTTTCGGTCTTGCTCATCAGCACTTCCTTTTTGGGGGTGAGGTTTCGGCGCGCTAGGTTCGCGCCAGTTCCTGCCGGGCGTGATCAAACACCTCGGCAATACTGCGCCAGGTGTTCTCGGCCTCGGGGTCCACCCCCTTTGCCGCCACCCGCGCACTGGGCAGCATCGGGAACGTCACCAGCGACACCTCCCACAGCTCCAGTTCGGTCAGGACCCGCTGGCCCTTGTCATTCTTCACGGCGCGCTTGGTACGATAGCCAATCGACAGGCCATCCATTGCGCCCGCCCGGATCAACTCGGCCGCCTCGCGGCCCTTTTGCGTGCTTTTCAGCAGACGGCCCTTGACCCACAGGCCCCGGTCGTCCTCGCGCACCTCGTCCCAAACCCCGATGGGTTGCGCCGGATCGTGCTGCCACAGCATCTTGACCCTTTGGCCCGCTGTAGCCAGCCCCTCAAGGGAACCGCGATACGCACCTTTCTGCACCACGTCACTGCCCTGATCCACCTGTCCAAACAGGCTGGCATAACCTTCGATCACCGCGTCCTCGGTCACCGAAAGGCCCTCTCCGAACCGTGCGAACTTATGCTCCAAATCCATAATCTTCTCCATGTAACCTGCTGAATTCATGGTGTTACTGAAAGGAATGACTGAAACGCCTGCGCCAGGATCACCGCTGCCACGCCATACACCGTCAGCCACAACCGCCTCTCCAGCCGCTCCATCATCTCTTCGATCTGATCCAGCCGCCTGCACAGATGTTCATGCTGGATCTCGGCCACCCGCTCATGCGCGGCCAGCCGCAAGCCTGGCGCGCAATCGAATGGCGGATATCCTTCAGCCATCCGCACGCTCCGGCAGCCCCAGCAAGGCGCGCTTTTCGGCATCGCTCAGGAATTCGGCCCCATTGACCCGCGCCCATTGCGCGTCCCGTTCCGCCGACAGCGCAGGCACCTGATCCAGATCGGGCTTCAGCACCAATTCCTCACCGGAAAAACCCGCCAGCCACTCCGACACCGCCGCCGCCACCCGCGTCACCAGGGGCAGCACGGTCAGGCGATAGAACGCCCGGTTGGCCTCCTGATAGTTCGAATAGGTCGCGTCGCCTTGTATCCCCAGCAGCATCGGCGGGACCCCAAAGGCCAGCGCGATCTCGCGGGCGGCGGCTTCCTTGGTCTTCTGAAACTCCATGTCCGAGGGCGAAAAGCCCATCGGCTTCCAATCCAACCCCCCTTCCAGAACCATCGGACGACCAGCATTCCGCGCCCCGCGATAGTTCTGCTCAATCTCATCGGACAGACGCCGGAACTGGTCCTCGGCCATAACTCCATGGCCATCACCGCCCTTCCAGACCAGCGCCCCCGAAGGCCGCGCCGCATTGTCCAGCAGCGATTTTGACCAACGCGACGCGCTGTTATGCACATCAATCGCCATCGCCGCCGCCTGCATCGGCGAGAACCCGTAATGATCATCTTGCGGGTGGAACGACTTGATATGACAGATATTTTCCGCCGCAAACCGGTGTTTCTTGCCGCCCACAGCGTAATCATACGCCTTGGGCCAGCCATCCGCTCCCGGCACCACGCTCATCCGATCGGATCGCAGCACATGCAGCTCAACCGGCAGTCCTTCCTCGGCCTGCACAGCCTCAACATAGGCATTGCCCGACAGCAGCAACTGCCCGAACAAGGCCTCCATCAACTCTGCCCGTCCCTGCGCCGCATTAGGACGCCGCATCAGGGACAGGATCGGATGCGTCTCATACCGCTGCGCCTGATCCTGCAGCACCAAAGGTAACGCCGCCGCCGCCTCGGCAATCAGCTTGACCGAGCGAAACCCCACCGGGTTCCCCGAAAACCCCGTCCGCGTCAGCGATACCGTGTCCCGAGGGCTCCACGCCACGCGCCCACCGGTTTGCCATGCAACCACGGGTCCGGCTGCACTTGCCTTTGCTTCGGGCGCTTCCTCTGCCGCTCCACGACGCAAGAAATCGAATACCAT